AAAAAGAAAAATGGAAAATAAGAAAAAAAAGGTTTGGGATAAAAAGCGGCCAAAGGGTCTGGGCAAGCCGAAGGGTTTGTCGCCAGCACAAAAGCGGTCAGCTATGCGTGCCGCTGCCAAGGCTGGCCGTCCATATCCAAACCTGATTGACAATATGAGGGCTGCTCGTGGCTAGTCCAGCTTGGCAACGCAAAGAGGGCAAGAACCCAAAGGGTGGCTTGAATGAGGCCGGGCGGCGTTCTGCCAAGGCCGAAGGCATGAACCTAAAACGCCCTGTAAAAAGCGGGGATAACCCCCGCCGGGCGAGTTTCTTGGCGCGTATGGGCAACATGCCCGGACCCGAATACAAGGACGGCGAACCCACGCGCCTGACCTTGTCGCTGCGCTCTTGGGGCGCGAGTTCCAAAGCAGACGCGCGCAAAAAGTCCAAGGCGATTAGCAAGAGAAATGAGGCGAAGGCATGAGGTACAGTGTTGAGCAGATCCTGAAGCGGCACGATGCCGCGCAGCGCCGCAAGGACAATTGGCGGCAGATCTATGAAGATTGCTATGAGTTTGGCCTGCCGCAGCGCAACCTGTATGACGGCTATTACGAGGGCGGTGGTTCACCCGGCCAGAACAAGATGGTGCGCGTGTTCGACAGCACCGCCATCAATGCGGTGCAGCGCTTTGCCAACCGCATCCAGTCTGGCCTGTTCCCGCCATATGCGCCTTGGTGCCGCCTTGAGCCGGGGCCGGAGATCCCAGAAGATCGCCGCCTAGAGGCGCAAGCCGCGCTGGATCTGTACTCAAACACGATGTTTTCAGTGTTGCGCCAGTCCAACTTTGATCTGGCTATGGGCGAGTTCCTGCTTGATCTGGCGGTCGGTACGGCTGTCATGCTTGTGCAGCCCGGTGATGAATTGACGCCAATCCGCTTTACAGCGGTGCCGCAGTATTTGGTCAGCATCGAAGAGGGTGCGCACGGCAAGGTTGACAATGTGTATCGCCGGATGCGGCTGAAGGGTGAGGCTATCACCCAGCATTGGATGGATGCCGAGATCCCCGATCGCTTGCAGCGCATGATCGATGAAAAGCCGACTGAAGAGATCGACCTGATCGAAGCTACGCTGTACGACCCAGAGCGCGGGGAATACTGCTATCATGTGATCTGGGCCGAGGGCAAAGCCGAGTTGCTGCATCGCTACATGAAATCCAGCCCTTGGATTGTGGCGCGTTACATGAAGGTTGCCGGTGAGGTTTATGGCCGGGGGCCGCTGGTCACAGCGATCCCTGACGTTAAAACGCTGAACAAGACGCTGGAGTTGCTGCTGAAGAATGCCAGCCTGTCGATTGCCGGTGTTTACACTGCGGCAGATGACGGCGTCCTGAACCCGCAGACGATCCGCATTGCGCCGGGTGCCATTATCCCGGTCGCACGCAATGGCGGCCCGAATGGTGAAAGCCTGCGTCAGATGCCACGTTCCGGCGACTTTAACGTGAGCCAGATTGTGATCAATGATCTGCGCATGAACATCAAAAAGATCTTGCTGGACGACACGCTGCCGCCTGACAATATGTCAGCCCGGTCTGCCACAGAAATCGCAGAAAGGATGAAAGAACTGGCCCAGAACCTTGGGTCTGCATTTGGCCGCCTGATCACTGAAACTATGGTGCCGCTGGTTGCACGCATCCTATATGTAATGGATGAGCAGGGTCTGATTGAGATGCCATTGCGCGTCAATGGCCTTGAGGTCAAGGTCACGCCGGTCAGCCCAATTGCGCAAGCGCAGAATATGGGCGACATCGAGAAGATCATGCAGTGGGTGCAGATGTCTGCGGCGCTTGGCCCAGAGGGCCAGATGGCTGTCAAGACTGGCAGCATCTCCGATTATGTGGCTGACAAGATGGGCATCCCGGCAGATCTGCGCACTACGCCACAAGAACGTCAGCAGATGATGGAGCAAGCAATGCAGGCGGCGCAGATGCAGGCACAAGCCGAGCAGGGGCCACCGCCAGAAGGTGAGATGGTATGATTGTAGAGGGCTGGGAAGGTCTGCAAGCTGTAGACCCGAAGATTGCAGAAAAGCAGCAAGTTGATAAGGACGACATTGATCGGCTTTATCTGCGTGTGTTCGCCAGTGACGATGGGGCAAAGCTGCTCACCCATCTGCGGTCACTGACGATAGAGCAGCCGACTTGGTATCCCGGTGAGGATGCAAGCCACGGTTTTGCTCGTGAGGGCCAGAACAGTCTGGTCAGAGAAATCGAGCGGCGTATTAAAAGAGCGAGAAACCTATGAGTGAAACTGAGGGGTTGTTGGCCGAAGCCCAGATTGAGGGTGACGATAACCAGCAGCAAGCAGATGAAACAATCTCACACATGCAACCAGACGCAGAGGCAGTTAATGCTGAAGCTGTGGCAACAGAAGAGGAAAGTGATGCCAGACCAGAATGGTTGCCCGAAAAATTTAACACTGCGGAAGATCTGGCAAATGCTTATTCGGAATTGCAGAAAAAGTTTTCGCAGGGCAAGCACAAGGCTCCAGATGAGTATGATCAGTCTGTCTTTACACAAGCTGGCATTCCAGAGGATGATGAACTGTATTCAACCTATCGTGATTGGGCGAAAGATAACGGCATCAGCCAAGATGCTTTTGACCAATTGGCTGGTAAGTTTATTGAGTTGGCTGGTTCTGAAGCTGAACAGGCTGAGATCAGCTATCAGGAAGAGTACAAGAAACTAGGTGCCAATGCCGATGCGACTATAAAGTCGATGACGCAGTGGGCGCAAAGTCTTGTCAATAAAGGCGTTTGGGGTCAGGACGATTTTGAAGAGTTCAAGATTATGGGCGGCACTGCCCAAGGCATCAAGGCTCTACAAAAGATCCGATCTTACTACGGCGATAGGCCGATCCCAATTGACGTTGGCCCGGTTGACGGTGCGCCATCCAAGGATGAGTTGCAGTCAATGATCAGCAAGCCGGAGTACCAAACTGACCCGGCGTATCGCGCCAAGGTTGAGCGAATGTTTGAACAGGTGTATGGCACCGAACAATACAGCGCCATATAAACCTAGAGCGGGGGCCATTTACAGCCCCCGCTTTTTTTCATATAATCCCCTTGACAGACAATCGTTTTTCGACCTGTTCGACCCGCTTGGGGACGAAGCGCAATCGTCCAAGCCGCAGCCCGGAAGGATACCTGTTTGGCGTCAATCGTGTTTTAACTTTTACAAAGGAACAGGAAAATGGCAGTAGGCATTTCCAATGCTTTTGTACAGTTGTTCGATGCCGAGGTAAAGCAGGCATACCAAGCTGCTCGTCAGCTTGCCGGTGTAACTCGCGAGCGTACAAATGTCGAAGGCAATCAGGTCAAGTTCCCGAAGATCGGGAAGGGAACCGCAACAGTCCGCGTACCGCAGACTGACGTAACTCCGCTGAACGTGACGTACTCACAAGTCACAGCCACAATGAGCGACTACATTGCTGCGGAATATAGCGATATCTTCAACCAGCAGAAAGTCAACTTTGACGAGCGCCGTGAACTCGTTCAAGTTGTCGGTAATGCCATTGGTCGCCGGATGGACCAGCTTGTTATTGATGCGTTGAATGCTGCATCTTCACCAAGCACAGTCGGCACCGACATTGGTGGCAGTGGTACAAACATGAACCTTGCAAAGCTGCTTGCAGCCAAGAAGGCTCTGGATACCAACAACGTGCCATCTGAAGGTCGTTGCATGATCATTCATGCCAATGGCTTGTCAGCATTGCTTGATGAGACTGAACTGACCAGCAGCGATTTCGCTACTGTTAAGGCTCTCTCAACTGGTGAGATTGACACTTTCCTTGGCTTCAAGTTCATCACCCTTGGCGATCGTGACGAAGGTGGTCTGCCGCTCCCATCAACCCGCACTTGCTTTGCGTTCCACCGCGATGCAATCGGTCTGGGCATCGGCATGAACCAGAAGTCTGAAATCAACTACGTTCCTGAAAAGACATCGTTCCTCGTGTCCTCAATGTTCTCCGCTGGCGCGGTTGCCATTGACGATGAGGGCATTGTCAAGATTTCAGCGACTGAATAGGAAGGAGTGTAAACAATGGCTTTCTCTTCAGCAGGATGGAACGTGATTGGTGCAGCCAAGTCTGGCAATGCTCCAAGCATGTACACTTACACATCAGCAGACGCAATCGCGACTGTGAACACATCTGGTTATTTCAATGACCTGTCAGACACAGTGGCAGTCGGCGATGTGATCTTTGTTCACGACAGCGCGACACCAACAATGTCAATCGTTGTTGTTCTGTCAAACGCCTCTGGTGTTGTCGATGTGTCAGACGGCACGACAGTGTCTGTCGCTGACGCCGACTAATCATAGCGGGGCCGGGCAACCGGCCCCCTTTCCCTTTTTTGGAGTTACGCGATGGCGGCTGGTGATACCAAACTATCAATTTGTTCTGATGCTCTCATCATGCTTGGCGCGGCTCCGCTCTCATCATTTGCCACCGGCACCGATGAGGCACAGGTCGCTGACCGTCTTTATGACGATGTGCGCGACACACTGCTTATGCAGTATCCCTACAGTTGGACGTTGAAAAAGGTGAAGTTGGCCCAGCTTGCTGACACGCCTATCAACGAATGGAAATACAAATACCAGATCCCCGGTGATGTGCTTGGCAACCCAAAGGCTGTTTTCAGTTCTGGCAGTGTTGGCGCAAATACTGTGCGCGACTTTGAGATCTATGCAGGCGGCTTGTATACAAATCTCGAAGAGGTTTGGATTGATTACCAGTACCGCCCAGAACCAGCCATCTTCCCGCCATATTTTGTGCGTCTGTTAAAGATGGCGCTGGCCGCTGAGTTTGCCGAGCCAATTACCGACCAGATCACCAAGGCCGATTATTACCACGGCAAGGCATACGGTTCGCCATCAGAAAACATGCGCGGCGGTTTGGTGCGCGTTGCCATCAACATTGATGCCGCTGGCCAGCCAACCCAGAACATCCAAGAGTTCCCCATTGCTGACATAAGGTACTAGCATGAGCCGCATCATTCAGATCCAGAATGACTTTACCAGCGGCGAACTAGATCCGAAGCTGCGTGCGCGTACTGACATTGCGCAGTACAAGTCTGGCCTGACGACAGCACGCAATGTCAGCATCCAGCCGCAGGGCGGTGCAAAGCGCCGGGATGGCACCAAATATATCGCCACGCTGGATAGCGGTGCAGGCACGGCTGTGCGGATGGTGCCATTTGAGTTTAGTGTGAATGACAGCTACATGCTAGTCTTTACGCCGGGCAAAATGTATGTGTTCAAGAACGGCGCACAGATCACCGACATCAATGGCAGTGGCAACGATTATCTGACGGTTGCCAGCTTGACCAGCGCAATCTTGCCTCAAATGAATTGGGTGCAGTCTGCCGACACCGTGATTGTCGTGCATGAGGATCTTGCGCCTACCAAGATCGTGCGCGGTGCGACAGATGCCGACTGGACAGCCAGCGTCATTGAGTTCGACCACGTTCCCTTGTATGCATTTGAACTAGATTTTCACAATCCGCAATTCACTATTACGCCATCAGCAATAAGCGGCAACATCACGATCACGGCGTCATCTGTGACCACAGATAACGGCACAGCGCAAGCTGGCGGGGCCAACACAATTACGCTGAAGGCGGCGTCTAGCTTTACGCTCGATGATGAGCCAAATGGCATGTTTATTGAGATTACGTCTGGAACTGGCTCTGGGCAAAAGCGGCATGTTGAGGACTATGTTGCGTCAACAAAAGTTGCGACAGTTTATCCGGCGTGGGATACCGCGCCTGATGCAACATCAAACTATAAGATTGTAGCATTCAATGATGCCGCCGTTGGTGAGTACGCTACGGCTGTAAATGGGTTTGGTCGTGCGCGTTATGTTGAGTTCGTCAGCGACACAGAGATGAAAGCATACGTTGAGATCCCATTTTTCGACACAAGTGCGATTGATGCTGGCGACTGGCAATCAGAACACGGCTATGAAGAGGTGTGGTCAGCAACACGCGGATATCCCCGGTCGGTGACTTTCCACGAGGGCCGGTTATTTTTGGGCGGCACTAAGAGCCGACCATCGACATTGTATGGATCTCGCGTGTCCGACTTTTTTAATTTCAACCCCGGCGAGGCGTTGGCAGATGATGGAGTGTCGGCAACACTTGACACCGGCACGTTTAACGCGATTGTCGATATCTTCTCTGGCCGTCACTTGCAAGTGTTCACGACCGGCGCTGAGTTCTATGTGCCGCAGACATTGGATGAGCCGATCACGCCAACCAACCTGATCGTGAAGCAGCAGACTGCGTTTGGCATGAAGCCCGGCATCCGCTTGCAGAACGTGGACGGCTCAACGCTGTTCATCCAGCGACAGGGCAAGGCCATTCAGGAATTTATCTACAGCGACAGCGTGCAGGCGTACACATCAGCCAA